CGATGGTAGAGGGGGTGTCAGAGGCGCACGCTGCCTCTGAGTCCACAGGCTCGCAGCTGGGAGCAGCAGCGGCCATCAGCGAAGCCGCCACGTTGGCCGAGGCGTCTTCTACGTCGATGACGGCCGCTGCCGCGCTCAGTGAAGACCTCGCACTGACCGAGGGCGTGCTGGCGGGGCTGTACTTTGAGTCGGTCCTGTCAGAGGCGCACACCCAAGCCGAGGAGGTGGACGCAGTTCAAGAGCACCGCGCGTCTCTGAGCGAAGGTGCGACGCTGAGCGAAGGGGCGGCAACGCGCGCTCAATTGCTAGTGACTTCTGTGCGCAGCTTCTTCAACTGGCGCCCGGGGTACGAGCCGCCGCTGACCGTCCTGCAAGGCACGCCAGAGCCGTACTTCGTCGAAGACGCAGCAGAGCCGACCGGTGCAGGCCGGGCGCTGCGATGCAAGCGCGTCGTCGGCGGAGGGGAGTATCGTTTCGGGGCGATTCCTGTCACCGTTGGCCAGCCCTACACGCTGTTCGTTTGGCTCCGCTGGGTGGGCGGCTACGTGCCGTTCCTGGGGACGTGGATTCACGGCGACCTCGACCCCATCTGGGCGGTCGGCTGGAACTACGGCGACAAGTACGGCCCGTGCGTCCAGGCCGACCCCGCCATCGACGGCTGGCAGCTACTCCGCGTGCCGCTGAACCCGCTCAAGTCGTACACGGTCCAGCCTGGTAACCCCGGGATGCTCGGCTTCGGTGTCGAAGCGTTCGGGAACTACACCAAGGGCGGCGCCACCGACGTGCGGTTTGGCGGGGTGTTCTTGGTGGAAGGGATTGTGGATTCGCTGGGCTTGGTCGAGTCGCATTCCTTGGCAGAGTCACTGGTCGCCGGGCTGCTATACTTGTCGAGCGCCACCGAGAGTCACGCTACCAGCGAGCAAGTAGCCAGCACTACCGCCATGCTGGCGTCGCTGTCCGAGGCGCTGGGGCTGGCCGAGTCGCTTGGCTCCATCGCCACGTTAAACAGCTTGGTGAGTGAAGAGGCGCTGCTCAGTGAAGAGGCGCTGAGCAATCAACTAATGCGCGAAGCCCTGGCCGAGAGTCTATCGCACGTAGCCAGTGCGGTGTCGGTCGCGGTGCTGGCGGTCGCACTTCAAGAGGCGGCAGAACTTTCGGAGGCAGCGGGGACCCGCGCGGACCTAACCGCGCTTCTCGCGGAATCGTCGGCGTTGACCGAGGCGCTGGCTTCGCAGGTGAAGGAGTTTGGCGTCAAGGGGTTGCCGACGGTCCAAGCGATTGTCCTCACAGCGGTGACCGCCGTCTTGTCGGCGATGTGGGTGCCCGTGGTCTACACGAACCAGCCGGCGGAACCGAGGCCCAGTAGGTGGGCCTCGGTTGGCTTCGAGTTGGTGTCGCGCCGTCGTGCTGACTACGCCACGGACACCGTTACGTGTCGCGTATTGGTGACCTTCTACTACGCCCTTGGCACGGGCACCGCTCAGGCGCGCTCTGACGCGGACTTCATGCGCAGCGCGTTTCCAGCCGGCCGCAGCTTCAAGCTCGGCCCTCAGTATGCCACCGTTACGACGTGTGGGCGCGCGGCTGCAACGAACGATAACAAATGGCACACGGTGGAGGTCGTGGTGACCTTCACCGCATCAATCCCCGGGTCCCGGGGCAACGGATAGGAGACGACAAATGGCTGATGGATCAATGCACGGGCTTACGATGGGGATCGCGGAATCGACCTACGGGAGCGGCTTTGCCACGAACCCGGCGCTCACGGCGATTCGTCACACGTCCTGCTCCCTCGGGCTGTCTAAGGACTTCTTCTCGTCGGAAGAGATCCGCAGCGACCGCCAGATGACCGACGGAATCGGGGGCAATCGCAAGGTTGCCGGCGACATCGGGATTGAGCTGTCCTATGGCAGCTTCGACACGATTCTTGAAGCCCTCCTGTGCGGCACGTGGGCCAACAACGTGCTCAAGGGCGGCAAGACCCGGCGGAGCTTCCCCATCGAGCGCCACTTCTCGGACATGGACTCGGCGGGAAAGCCCTATCACCGCTTTGTGGGGTGCGAGTTTGACAAGCTCGCGCTGACCATCGCCGCGAATACGATGGTCAAAGGCACGCTGTCCGTCGTGGGTCGCGACCTCCAGGCCCCGGCCACGGCGGCACTTTCCGGCGCAACCTACCCGGAAGCGTCAGCAACAACTCCCTTCTCCGCGTTCAACGGGACGCTGCTGGAGGGCGGTTCCGCAATCGGCACGGTCACTGAGCTTTCGATGCTGATCGAGAACGGTCTGGCCCATCGGTTCGTGGTCGCGGACCCGCTCTCGCTCCAGCCGTCCATCGGGCGGTTCCACGTGTCGGGCACGCTCACCGCGTACTTCGACGACTCCTCGCTCTTGGAGAAGTTCATCAACGAAACGGTTTCGTCGATCAGCCTGACACTCGACGACGCGGCCGGGAACGCGCTCACGTTCCTGATCCCGCGCGTGAAGTACACGGGCGGTCAGCCTGACGTGAGCGGCGAAGGGCCGGTCGGACCCATCGCGTTCCCCTTCGAGGCATCGTTGGACTCTGCGGTCAACGACGCATCGCTGGTCATCACCCGCGACCCGGCCTAGCCAATGGACGCACGCGAGCTGTTCCACACGCGGAAGGTGGCCAACGAGGGCATCGTTGTGCCGCTCTACAACCCGCGTACCGGCGAGAAGACGGAGCACTGGCTGCGCATTCGTGGGCGCGACTCCGACGAGGCACGGCGGGCCGAGTTGACAATCCGCCGTCGTATCGTGGAGCGCGCCAAGGATGCGGCGGCAAAGGACGCGGCCACGCTCAAGGCGGTGCTGCGCGAAGCCGAAGACAACGAGACGTTGCGGGGGCTCGCGGCCCTCGTCATGGCGTGGTCATTCGACAAGCCCTGTACAGAGGAAGCGGTGGTGGAGTTCCTACGAGAAGCTCCCCAAATCGCGGATGCTGTGGACGAGGTGGCCTCGAAGCGAGCACTTTTTTTCGCGAGCGAATCGCAGACCTCGGGCGATTTGTCGAGGCAGAGGTCAAGCTCGAACGAAAGCCCGCTGGGTCAAAGCAATCAACAAGAGCCCACCTAGGTCAGGTATGGAAGAGCACGGGAAAGAAGCCGCCGCAACTCAGGGACCTGCCGGAGCCTCCCGAGGAGTTGCTCTACCTCTGGGAGCTGTACAGGGACCTGTGCGGCGGCGAGCCTTTGACCTACGTCGAGATCGCGGCGTGGTCTGGGCTCACGGGCGCGAAATTGCAGGCGTGGGAGTTGGAAGCGCTGGTCATGATAGACCGCATACGCTGGAGGGTGCTACATGAGTGAGACGGCAAGCCTCGTTCTGAAGGTGGAGAGTGAAGGCGTCGAGAAGGCGAGCCAGCGCCTTGGCTCCATTGCTGTGACCTCGGGAAAGGTCGATGCGGCGGCGGGCGGCATGCGGCAGTCTTTTCGCGATTTCAACAAGCAGATGGAGGCGACGGCCCAGACGTCTGGTGAACTCGAAGGGCGACTTGGGGGGCTGGCGGGGTCACTGCAAGGGCTTGCCGCGGGTGCTATGGCCGGCATGGTGTCGTTTGCCAGCCTCCGCCGAGTAGTTGCGGAAACGACCGAATACGAGAACCTGATAGCTCGCCTGGAGGGAGTCACGGGCAGCGCGGGATCCGCGCGTGCCGCATTCGATGCGCTGGAAGAGGCGTCGGACAGGACCATCTTCACGGAGAACGAATTTGCAGAGGCGGCACTTCGCCTCAAGCACACGGGGCTCGATCCGTCAGTCCGGTCGCTGACGGCATTCGCGAACATCTCCAGCGCAACGGGGAAGGACCTTCAGAGCCTAACGGAAATGACCCTGTCCGCGTCGATGGGCATCTATCGGTCGCTGAAGGACCTCGGTATCCGCGCAGAAGCAAGCGGTAACCAAATCAAGATGACGTACAAGGGAGTGACGACCGAGATCGGGAACAGCGCGCAGGAGATTCAGGGCTACCTGGTCAGGATCGGCGAGACGGACTTTGCCGGCGCCGCTGAACGGCAACTCGACACGTTGGGCGGTGCGGTGAAGGAGTTGGGTGATGCCTGGGGGGACCTCTTCCGCGAGGTTGGGCGAAGCGCAGTCGGCGACTTCATCAAGACCTCGATCCAGTTGGCCACGGGGGCCGTGAATGAATTGTCGGCGGCGATGGAGGGGCTGCTCTACACCATGTCGAAGAAGCCCGCCGAGATGAGTGCGACGAGGGCAGCCGCACTCAACCAATGGATCCGCCAGGCGGCAACCTGGGACCAGGGCGGCGGGGACGAGAAGATGGGCGCCCTTGAGAGCCTGCTCGCGGACATTCAAGAGAAGTCGACCAGCCCGGCGCGGAAGAACCTCGAGTGGTACCTGGCCGCGCGCAAGCAACTCTTCGACGCCTCGGTCGAGTACGACTTCGACTTCCGCGCCGCCCTGAATGACTTGGAAGCGGCGTACAAGCAGATGTCTGGCGGTGGGGGCGCGAGGGCGGCGGGCGGAGGTTACACCCCCGCGATTGCGCGCGGCAGAGACACGGACTTCCCCGCCATGTTTCGCGCCGAAGCAGAGGACGCCACCAGAGAGCGGGACCGCATCGCTGAGATCGCAGCGCTGGAAGAGAAGCAGCGCCGGATGGACGAGGAGTACCAGCGCGAGGAGCGGATGCTCGAAGAGGCCAAGGCGCGGGAGCGAGAGGGGCTCCAGAGCCACTACCTGACCGAGCAGCAGCAGATGGACCTCGCTCACCAGAAGCGCGCCGAAGCGATCCGCGCCGCACTGGAAGACGAGGCGCTGACTCGCGCCGAGTATCACCAGTTGATGGCGAAAGAGGACAAGAAGTACAGCGACGAGCGCCAGGCGTGGGTAGACGCACAGACTCAAGTCGCCCTCAAGGGCGGTGAGGATATGTTCGCCGGTCTGGCCGCAACGGCGAAGAACTTTGGCGGCGAGCAGAGCGCCGCTTACCGAACGCTGTTCGCCTTGTCCAAGGCGTTCTCTGTCGCGCAGACAACGATGTCGATTGCCACCGGCAC